TGAAATGGCTCACTTCCGTTTACTTTCAGATACAAACTTCCTACCATATGGTAAATCAATGTTGGAAGGTGCAAGAAGAATTTGGAAGCAATTAACTCTTATGGAAGATGCGATGTTAATTCATCGTATTATGAGAGCACCTGATAAACGTAAATTCTTAGTTGACGTAGGTAATATTCCACCTGCTGAAGTTGATCAATTTATGAATCGTCTTGTAGACAAAATGAAAAAGACTCCACTGATGGACCCCAAAACAGGTGATTATAATCTTCGTTATAATATGATGAATATCACAGAAGACTTTTATCTGCCTGTTAGAGGTAAGGATAGTGGCACCGATATTCAAACAATGCAAGGATTGGCCTTCAACGCAATTGAAGACATTGAATATCTTCGTAAGAAGTTAATGGCAGCATTTAAGGTGCCTAAGTCATTTATCGGATACGAAGAAGATTTAAGCGGTAAGGCAACCTTAGCATCACAGGACGTAAGATTTGCTAGAACAATTGAACGCATTCAAAGAATTATAATATCTGAATTAACAAAGATTGCCATTATTCATTTATATGTTCAAGGCTTCCGTGACGAAGACTTAATTGATTTTGAATTAACAATTTCTTCTCCATCAATGATTTATGAGCAAGAAAAAATTGCGCTCTGGAATGAAAAGGTTGGTCTAGCAACAAATATCGTTGGTTCAAAGCTTCTTTCGGAAGATTGGGTATATAAAAACGTATTTGAAATGTCAGAAGAAGAAGCTAGAGACGAGCGCATTAATATTGAATCAGATATTCGTCGCCAAGCGGAACTGAAAAGAATAGAAACGCAACTTTCTCAGCCACCTCTGCCAGCCGAAGATGATCAACAGGTTCAAGAACCTGCAATAGGTGAGCAGCCACCCGAAGAGGCTCAGGAAGAACCATCTGAAGAGCAACCTACAGAAGAACCACAGCCTACTGAATCTGAAGAGGATTTAGAAGAAACTGTTGACGCAGACGAGCTTGAATTTAAAAAAGCTCTTAGAGAATTAGAAATGCTTGATAACGAAGATTCTGATTTAGAAGAAGCTAAAATTGGCAGACCAAGAGAAGGGATGAAATATTCAACGGATTCTCACCCAATGGGACGTGATCCGATTGGTAAAAAGTCTGCTTTTGCGGATAGAAACAAGGATAGAGAGTTACAAAAGCGCAAAAGCTTTGTAAAATCGTTAACTAAAGAATTAAAAGATATGGCAGACATCCAATCGGTTAAACAAATTTTAACAGAAGATGAAACAAAACAATAACTTAGACAAAAATTTATATATTTACTATATAGAGGGTTATCATGATTAAGTATCTTATATTGTACTTACACGCTGAGTAAATTTTATATGAAAACAGATTCTTACAGGCACAATAAGTTGAAAAATACGGGAATTCTATTTGAATTATTAACCCGTCAAATTACCAATGATGTTATGGATAGAAAAGACTTTAGTGTAGCCGAAAAGTTACTACGTGAGCATTTTTCTTCTAAAACAGAATTAGGTAAGGAATTAATTTTGTATAGAGCATTTTTTAATATACAACAATTAAGCGAATCAAAGTCGTTTGAGTTTGTTAATATTATAACAGAACAAAGAAAAAAGCTTAATGAAAAAACGCTAAATACACAAAAATACTTGTTTATTAAACAATTAAAGGAACACTATAATTTAAAAGATTTCCTTTCAGTTAGAATTCCGTCATATAAAATTTATGCAAGTATTTACAAAATGTTTGATGTCGTGGTAAATGAAAACGAAGGAGTTGAGAACATAGAAGATATTGTAAATTCAAGATTTACTATTGTGGAACATTTGTCTGGGCAAATTCAACAGAAAAATATTCAGCAAGAAACTGCTATTATGCAACTGGTTAGAAACCAAGACGAAGATTTGAGATTATTATCATATAGTATTCTTTTAAAGAATTTTAATGACCGATATAGCAATTTGAGCGAACAGCAAAAATCTCTTCTTCGTGAATATATGTATAATGTTTCTAACACCAACACAATCAGAACCTATATTTCCGCAGAAGCAAGTTCTGTTATAAATGAGATTAATACATTACTAAATAAAGTCAATAATACAGTAACAAGAATTAAGTTACAAGAAGTGATTTCACAATTACAAAAGCTACAGAATATTTCGCTTGTAAAAGAAAATCACATCACTGCAATGCTTATTGCATATCAAATTGTCCAAGAACTTAAATCTGGCAAATTATGATTAACGAAGCCCAACTAAGAGAATATGTTCGTGCGGAATTGGAAAAGATTCTAGACGAAATGACCAGCACAGCTAATGTTGCCGGATACTTAACTCCAGGCGCGTTTAGAGGAAATAAAAAAAAGAATGTAGCTAGAATTAAAAAAATTGCTACTCTTTTTGGATTTTCTCTAACTCCACGCGGGGTAGAACAATTAAAAGAACCAGCGGATTCTGCTACAGATGACTCTGGGGACACTACAGAAATTATTAAGAAAAAGTTATCTACTGTGTCGGAGAATAAGTATTATGAATATAGAAATGACCCAACCAGAAGCCCACAAAAGAAATTAGCAGATGCAATTTCAGAAATTAATAAGCAAATGGCGGAAATTCAAAAAATTGTTAAAAGAAACCGTCGTTTGAAAACGGAATACGGAATTGACAGTTCTAAAATGTGGAAGAGAGCAAACGCAGGGTTGGTTAAATTAGAAGCAAAATTAATTGAATTAGCCCAACAAATCAGGGAGATTCGTAACTAATATGAAAAACTTACTAGTTGAATATAACGCAATTGAATATAACAATCAATTGTTAACAGAAGCATCAGATTTTACTAAGCCATTAATTTTAAAAGGCGTGGTATTGCAACGTGCGAATACAAAAAATCAAAACGGCAGAATTTATCCAAGAGAAATCTTAATGCGCGAAGCAAAAGCATATAAGCAAAACTTCGTAGCACAGAGACGGGCACTAGGTGAATTAGATCATCCAGAAAGTCCTGTTGTAAATTTGAAAAATGTATGCTGTAATGTTGTTGAGATGTGGATGGAAAGTGAAGATGTAAGAGGAGATATTGAAATATTATCAACACCTTCTGGTAATATTGTTCGTGAGTTAATCAAGAATAATATTCGCTTAGGTGTTTCTTCGCGTGGTATGGGGTCGGTTCAAAAAATTAGCGAAAACGCCGTGGAAGTTCAAGAAGATTTCAATTTAATTTGCTTTGACATTGTTTCAAATCCATCAACCCAAGGTGCGTTTATTAATGAAAATAAGGAGTCAGTAATTATTACTCCATATTTAAAAATAGACACATTGATTTATGATTTCTTAAGTCAAGTAAAATAAAATTTAAGGAGAGTTTACAATTATGGAATTATTTTTAGTTCTTTTAGGTCTTGGTCTGTGCGTGGCTATTGTAATTTATACGAAAACATACACGGTACCGACTATTAGTATTAAACCAGCAATCACAAACGAAGTAGAACCTCAGATTACCGATGATGCAACCGTTATAATGTCGCCAGAAGTAGTAGCGTTTGCTCTTGAAGTAACTGAGCCAACAGAAGCCCCAAAAAAGCGTGGTAGAAAGCCAAAAATTACTGCTGTTACAAAAAAGCCAGTAAAGGGTAAAAAGCAAGTTGCTCCAAAACCTGTTCGTGGCAGAAAGAAGAAGTCTTAAAAACAATTTAAATATCAAGGATGGTAAGTTATGTATGTTGAAGTAAGAGGCGAATCAAAAGATGATTTAGAGAGAGCGTTGAAAATCTTTTCCAAGATGATCAAGAAAAATGAAATTATTAATGAAGTAAAAAAACGAGAATTTTACGTTACTCCATCTAAAAAGAGAATCTTAAAGCGCCAAGAAGCAAAGCGCAGAAAAATTAGAGATGCCAGAAAAGTTGAAAAAAGAAATCAAACAGATTGGTAAAAACCTATTTTTTCTAAAATAAGCATATATTTATTTTCAGTAGCTTTTTTATAATAAAAAGCTCATATCTTTTAGTCAACCAATTATCCATTAAAATGTGGGTATAACTGATAAGGACAAAATTATGGCAAAAATTACCAACGAACTTCTAAAGCAAGCGGTTGCTGATGCAGAGGCAGTAAGAGAAACTGCGATTGCTAATGCAAAGCTAGCCCTAGAAGAAAGTATCTCCCCAGCTATTAAGTCAATGCTGGCAAAGCGTCTTCGCGCAGAATTAGACATGCCTAAGCCTGAAGAAGAAACGGAAGGTGGTCCAGAAGGCGAAGAAAAGGAAATGCAAAAGAAGGAAGCTGATGCAGATTCAGCAGAAATGAAGAAGGAAACACTGGATTCATCTGACGTAGGCACAGGTGACAACAAGGAACCAGATGGGTTTGATACATCAGTAATTGGTGACGAAGGCGACGGCGCTCCTTCCGACGCACCAGACTCAGAAGACGATTACTATGATGACTGGGATGACTCAGATTTTGATCTTGACGAAATCATCAAGGAACTAGAAGGCGATATCTCAGAAGATAGCCTTGTAGAAAAGAAAGAAGAAGATGAGGAAGAAGCAGGTGAAGAGGAAGAGGGTAAAGAGCACGAAATGAAGGAAGCCTCGCAGGAAGCAGGTGCTGCTGACCCAGTAGGAAAAAAGCCAGAAGGCAAGATGATGAAGCACACCGTTGAAGTTCCTGAAAAGGAAGAAGGTGATGATGAGGGAACGAAGAAACTTGACCTTGAAGCTATTATTCGTGAATTAGTCGCCGAAGCAGGTGAAGAAGATGATGATGAAGAAGGCCGTGAACAAATGCAAACTGAACTTGCATCACTCAAGGCGGAACTTGCTGAATATCGTGAGGCGGTAACATTACTCCGTGGTAAGCTCCAAGAAGTGCATCTTCTAAATGCTAAGTTACTTTACACCAATAAGTTGTTCCAAAAGGGCAAGCTAACAAATGAGCAAGCAGTAAGAGTTCTAGATTCATTTGACAGAGCAATGACCCTACGTGAAGTAAAAATGGTTTATGCATTGATGGTAGAAAACATCAAGGCAGTTCGTACAGAAGGCCGCATTCCATCACGTAAGAAGGTAGTAACCGAAGGGTTTGCATCACGCACAACGCCTTCAACTGCTCCAAAGAAAGAACAACTTCTTGAAGAGAACTCACAAATTAAGCGTCTACAATACCTAGCAGGTATTAACAGTTAAAACATTTTTAGGAGAATCACAGTATGTCAGTTAGCCAATTTATTAATGAAGCTAAGTCCGCACACGATGTTATCTTACAGCAAACACGCGGATTAGCAGCAAAGTGGGAACGTTCAGGTCTTCTTGAAGGCTTGAATGGATATGATAAGCAGGGTATGTCAGTAATGCTTGAGAATCAAGCAAACCAGCTTATCAATGAATCATCAACAACAAACCCAGCAGGTTCAGGTTCACCTGGCGAAAACTGGGCAGGTGTTGCTCTACCATTGGTTCGTAAGGTATTCGGTTCAATTGCTTCAAAGAATTTCGTATCTGTTCAGCCAATGAATCTACCAGCAGGTCTAGTGTTCTACATGGACTTCAAGTATGGCACAACTGCAAATGGTAAGACTACCGGTGGATCAGTGTATGGACTTACCTCAGGATCAAGTGCATTAACTGGTGGTCTATATGGTGCAGGTCAGTTCGGATACTCAATTAACAATGAGTTCCTAACAGGTCTAACCACAACATCAGCATCTGCGGCAACTTTAGCCGACGTAAACTTCAATTCAGCTTGGTCAGCATCAGTTGCAGCAGGCACATTGAAGATTTACACAGTTCCAGTATCTTCACTAACTCGTCCTGATTTACTATCAGTTCGTGTGTTCCAGCCGTCAGGCTCAGGTGTTAACTTCGGCACACAAACGCTGAAGGAATTCACCGCAGTGTCAGGTTCTGTTGTAAAGTTCGTGGTGAACTCAGCAACAGCAGGTACAATTGCAACAGTAGAATATGTAACTCAGCCAACAGATACAACCCGTGGTGACTTTGAAGATAGAACAGGTTCCGACCTGAATATCCCAGAAATTGACATGGAACTACGTTCAGAAACCATCGTTGCCAAGACTCGTAAGATGAAGGCTGGATGGTCACCTGAATTGGCACAGGACTTAAACTCTTACCACAGCGTTGATGCAGAAGCAGAGTTAACTGCACTATTAAGCGAATACATTTCTACTGAAATTGATTTGGAAATCCTTGATATGTTAACCACTTCGGCTGATACAACTGAATACTGGTCGGCCCGTGTAGCAAATATCTGGAACGGAACAAATGCATTCGTAGCAGATACTAACCTAACCGCACAAGCTTGGACCAATATGACTTGGTTCCAGACACTAGGCCAGAAGATGCAGAAGGTGTCAAACATCATCCATCAGAAGACAATGCGTGGTGGTGCTAACTTCGCAGTAATTTCACCAACAGTTGCTACAATCTTGGAAACAATCCCAGGATTCGCAGCAGATACAAATGGTGATAAGATGGAGTTCAACGCTGGTGTAACTAAGATTGGTTCATTCCAAAACCGTTTCTCCATCTACAAGAACCCATACATGACTGAGAACGTAATGTTGCTTGGTTACCGTGGATCACAATTCTTGGAAACTGGTGCTGTTTATGCTCCATACATTCCATTAATTATGACACCGCTAGTATTGGACCCAGTAAACTTCACACCACGTAGAGGTGTAATGACCCGCTACGCTAAGAAGGTATTACGTCCTGAGTTCTTCGGTAAGATTTTGATTGCTGACTTGAACGTAGTCTAATACAACGGGTATAGACAACAAACCTCCAGGGATAGAGATATCCCTGGGGGTTTTTGTTTTTTAGAAACTATTTATTTAAAGACCCATTTTTAATGGAATTTCATATGCAAAATAATGAACCTCTAATATATGACGGAAGCCCTAGAAACCCTGTTTCATTAACACCTTTTGGGTTTTTTGATGCTGAGTCTGCGTTTCAAATTGAAGCTCCTAAAGTTGCTGATTATATATCACATAGATTAGGATATCCTGTTGTAGATGTAGAACTAACAGACCAAAATATTTACACTTGCTTTGAAGAAGCTATCGTAGAATATGGTGCCCAAGTAAATCAATTTAATGCTAGAGAGAATATGTTATCTCTGCAAGGAATTAGCACTGGGTCTATAATCACACAAAGAAATATTGTAGGGTCATCATTGCCGCAAATAATTAAATTATCTGCTAATTATGGAACCGAAGCAGGATCGGGTGGTAATGTACAAATGAAAAAAGGATATGTAACCGCTACTGCAAGTAAACAAGAATATGATTTGCAAGAATTGTGGGCAAATGTAAGTGAGAGCGGACAACAAATTGAAATTCGCAAAGTATATCACGAACTGCAACCTGCAATTGCTCGTTACTATGATCCATTTGCAACAACAGGTCTTGGATTAACTAATCTAATGAGTGAGTTTGGTTTTGACGGTTATTCACCACCAGTAACATTTGTAATGATGCCTGCATATGAAGACCTTCTTCGTATCCAAGCAATTGAAATTAATGACATGGTTCGTAAGAGTCAATATTCATTTCAAATTTTTGGTAATAAAATTCGCTTTACTCCTATATTTACAAAAGATAGATGGGAAGGAAGACAAATTTGGTTTGATTATATGGTGGTGAACGAAAAAAGTAACACGCAAGTATCGACTCAGTCTGGCAGTGTATCGGATATCAGTAATGTTCCGTATCAAAATATAACATATTCTACAATTAATTCTATTGGAAGAAATTGGATTTACAAATATACATTAGCAACCGCAAAAGAATTGTTAGGTATTATCCGTAGTAAGTATGAACGTATTCCTATTCCTGATAGAGAAATTAAATTAGATGGTGATATTTTAAGAAGAGAAGGTGCGGAAGAAAAGGCTGCATTAATTAAAGAACTGCGTGAAACTTTAGAACAAACCGGGTTGCAAAAACAAATGGAAAAGCAAGCCCAGAATGCTGAGTATATGTCAAAGGTATTGCAATATGTACCTAGCTATATTTACATAGGATAATATGCCTAGATTTTTAACGCCAAGAGATTTTGAATTTGTTCAAAAAATTAACAGAGAGTTAATTGTTGAGATTATTGACAATATAGTAATCTTGTATAAAGCTCATCCTGAAATTACAAACACAAATATATACGGCGAAAGCTCACAAAAAGTTAGATATGTGGGCATAGAACTAGCGGCTCTTGTTAAATATGGAGATAACAATCCTAAAAATGAAGGGTTTGGTTATGATACTATTCAAGAAGTAGAATTTCATTTCGTTCGTAGATTATTGGAAGAAGTAAATATATTACCTGAAGAAGGAGATATTATAAAGTTCAATGAATTATATTATGAAATTCATAATACTACTGATACGCAGCTAGTGGGTAATCGTCCTGAGTTCAGCACTTCAATTATTTGTAAAGCTCATTTAACAAGAAAGAGCAATCTAAATATAGAAGAACGTCAAGTTTAACTAGAGAGCTATAATGAAAAGAACTCCATATACCACATATAATCCAAATGTAAATAAAACTGTGGATTCTAAAATACCGTCTGTAAATCAAACTAATAATAGAGGAAATGATAATAAAGTTCCTGATGATATGGGGCAACCGATATCAATTAAACTTGAATTAGTAGATGAAACAATTATCAAATATCTTTCGGATAAAATAAACCCAATTATTACTCAAGATGGAACTGCCGTGAAAATTCCGGTAGTGTATGGTAATCCTGAACGCTGGAAATCTATTCAAAAAGAAGGCGTTATAAGAGATAAGTTTAATAAAATACAATTGCCTATTATAATGATTAAAAGAGTTAGTATGGTAAAAGGTGGAATGCATTCTCCTGTAAATAAGCATTTATCGAGCACATTTCAAACTGGCTGGAATAGAAGAACTCCATACGATAAATTTAATGTATTAAATGGAATTACTCCGTCTAGGCAATATTACAATATAACAAGACCAGATTACTATGATTTTTCATATGAGCTTTATATTTGGACAGAGTTCGTAGAGCAAATGAATAGTGTAATTGAACAAATCTCATTTGAACTAGATGAGTTTTGGGGTGATAAAAATGCATTTAAATTTAGGGTAACTGGTGACAAATTTGAAACGTCCGTAGAAACTCCTAACGATGGTGAACGAATCGTGCGAAGTAAAACAAATTTAACTGCTTACGGATACATATTGCCAGAGAAAATGTTGGATAAAAACAATATGCCTTCTATGGTTAATAAGATTGAATATAGCCCAAAAAAGATTGTTACTTTTACAGAAATTGTAGATGGAATGGAATAAAAAATTAGTTTTCAAAAAATTATCAAATATTTATGATATAACGGGAAACTTTAAATCAAGAATGGGGTTATATGAAAAAATTAACAGAACAAGAACACTCTAGCGTATTAGGGCTACAAGACAAAATTGTCACATTATTCACTGACGTAGGCAAGCTTTATCTACAAAAGTCCGTGTTACAGAAAGAGTTAAAAAACATAGAAACGCAGTTAGAAAACAAACAAGACGAGTTCAATAAAGTAGTAACAGAACAGAGTGAGTTATATAAAGGGTTACTAGAAAAATACGGTGAGGGCGAATTTGACCCAGACACCGGCGTATTTAAACCTGAAAATTAATCTGTTTGGAGACTCTGTATGGCAGAAAGAATTGTAAGCCCCGGCGTATTTACCCAAGAAAGAGATTTAAGCTTTCTTGAACAAGGTATTGCGGAAATCGGTGGTGCATTTGTAGGACCAACTGCAAAAGGTCCTGCGTTCATCCCTACGGTTGTAAGAAGCGCGAATGATTATATCCGCACATTTGGCGAAGCGGACGCTAGCTCTTACATGGGATACACAGTAAAAAATTATCTACAAGAAGCAGGTTCAGCAACAGTTGTTCGTGTGTTAGGATTAAATGGATATTCTGGATCAGTAACCCGTCCCGCATTTTTATATGCAACGGGGTCCGCTGGTAAATATCTATTTGCGGTATTACATCCAACTCAAACAGGGGCGTCAATTATCGGCGCAACTGCAACTGGTAATACTGGGTCATTCTCACTTGTACTCACCAGTTCTCTAGGTGTTTCCGCATCACAGACTGGATTAAGTTCCAACGCTGCGTCAACTGGATATATACAGCAGTATTTAGGCACGGAACCAACCGGCGATAAGATTGCATATTTATATTCATTTTTCCCAAACGCAGCAACTGTAGCAGGTACTGGTTCATCAGTATCATTCGTAGTTGAAGCACCAACTATCGTAGGAAGTGCTGCAACGCAATTGAATTTTGCAGGTACACAATATAACAATGCATCAACTCCGTGGATTCAATCACAAACTGTTGGTGGCAGTAAAATTGATTTGTTTAAAGTACATACCTTGGGTGATGGTATTGCAGCAAACCGCGACATCAAGGTGTCGGTGCTAGCAATTAAACCAGATACGCTTGATGCAACAAACAACTACGGAACATTTAGTTTACTCATTAGAAAATTTACTGATACGGATACCAATGTAGAAGTATTAGAGCAGTGGGATAATCTAACACTAGATGCAAATTCTCCTGATTTCATTGCCCGTAGAATTGGTACAAGTGAAGCGATCTATGATAGCGATACACTGGAAACATACTACAGCGGTGAATTCCGTAACAATTCTAATTATATCAGAATTGAAATGGCAGACTCAGTAATTCCTCCAAATGCACTACCATATGGATTTGGTAAAGTATTCGCACCAGCAGCATTAGCAGAAGCAGTATTTATTACGGGTTCAGTTGTTAGCACACGTTGGGCAGATGGTGCTATTGCAGGATGGAGTGCAACTGCATCTGATACAAAAGCATTTTATGGTTGGGAGTTTAGTGATACAAATGTCACAAATCTTTCATATCTAAATGCAACGCCATCTGGATCAGCATTAATTGGGACTGCATTTAATATTGAAAACTTGCCTGCTACGGAAGCGAACGGGGCACAAATTTCATTAACAAATACATCACACCTCAGATACCGCCGTTTCACAGTTCCATTCCAAGGCGGCTTTGATGGATTGAACCCAGCAAGACAAATTTTTACTGGTACTGATATCACCTCGGCAAACTCACAAGGTTTCAACTTAGCAAGTTCAATAACCAATGGTTCATTGGCATATAAGAGAGCACTTGATGCAGTTCGTAATCCAGATGCAATTGATATAAATTTGTTGGTTCTGCCGGGTGTTATTTACGAACTACATTCATATGTTGCAACAACTGCTCTAGAACTATGCGAAGAGCGCCAAGATTGCTTCTACATTATGGATTTAACAGGCTATTCATCAACAGTTGATACCGCAGTAAACAAAGCATCTGAAATTGATAGCAACTACACCGCCGTTTACTATCCGTGGGTAAAGGTAATTGATACCAATACTAACAAGTTTATCTGGGCACCACCGTCAGTTGTATTACCAGAAGTATTTGCATACAATGACAATGTTGCCGCCGAATGGTTTGCACCAGCAGGGTTAAACCGTGGTAGCATTGAAGGTGCAGTTGGTTTAGCAAAAAGATTAAACCTTGCAGGTCGTGACACATTGTATGAAGGTAAGGTAAATCCAATTGCTACATTCCCAGGACAAGGAATCTGTGTATGGGGTCAGAAGACACTACAACGCCGTAAGTCAGCACTTGACCGCGTAAACGTTCGTCGTCTTATGATTGCAGTTAAGAAGTATATCGCAAGTGCTTCGCGTTATCTAGTATTTGAACAGAACGTTGAAGCAACACGTAACCGCTTCTTGAACATTGTAAATCCATATCTAGCAAGTATTCAAGAGCGTTCTGGTTTGTATGCATTCCGTGTAGTAATGGATGAAACAAATAATACTCCTGATGTAATTGATCGTAACTTCCTAGTAGGTCAGTTATACTTGCAACCAACCAAGACATCTGAATTTATTAGTTTAGAATTCAATATTTTGCCAACAGGTGCAATTTTCCCTGGAGCGTAATCTAGAGAAGTAGGTGGGGTGTAAATCCCCACCTACACTTTTGATTAAAAACTCAATTTCACGATATTTATCTATAAAGGTTTTAATTAAATAATGAAAATTCGCCGCTTTGGAGAATAATATGGCAAACCTAGTACTAGAACAAGAACTGTTTTTTAACTCATTTGAACCGAAGACAAAAAATCGCTTTATCCTAACAATGGATGGAGTTCCTTCTTATATTGTCAAGAGAGTAGTACGACCTACTCTTACACAAGAAGCGCAGGCAATTAACCATATAAATCTCCAACGCTATGTAAAGGGTAAGAGCATTTGGGGAACTATGGAAATGACCTTGTATGATCCAATTGTTCCATCAGGCGCACAAGCTGTAATGGAATGGGTAAGATTACATCACGAATCAGTAACAGGTCGTGACGGCTACCTAGCGTTCTATAAGAAAGATTTAATATTGAATATGTTAGGCCCAGTAGGTGACAAAGTAGAAGAATGGATTATCAAGGGCGCACAAATCACAAACGTAACTTTTGGTGATCTTGATTGGGCAGATAATGGAACACCAATGGAATTATCCCTTACCATTCAACCAGATTATTGTCTTTTGAATTATTGATTATATGTATTTTTAACTACATTCAATAAAAATCCCCTGGATAGAGTTTTATCTAGGGGATTTTTATTGCGTATTTCAATAATTTTTGATATTTATATTTAATACCTTTTACGAGAGAAATATGGCTGATATTACCAATTTTAATATAGGTCGGGGTGAAAGTTTTAAGATATTGTTAGAAATTATTAATCAAATAAAAGTTAGTCCCGCTATTATTCAACCAATCCCACAAGACATAACTAATATACAATTTGTGGGGACAATGAAAGAAACATATTCCTCGGATACTATTGCTGCACAATTTAATGTTGAAAAAATAGAACCATATTCGTCAGGTGCTGTTTTTGTATCACTTACTCCTGAACAAACTATTGCGTTGGACAGTAGAAAATATGTGTATAATTTAGATATGGTTAGTGGTTCTGTTATGGTTAGACGTATCTTGGAAGGAAGTTTTATGATTAGACCAACTACTACAGGATAATACATGTCTGGAATTTATGTAGATGTGCCCGATATAACTGTTTTTGTCGGACAAGAGGGGGAAACAAAACTAACACTCTCACAAACATATCCTGATATAAAAGTTATTATCAGACAAGAAGGCGAAACTAAAGTAGCATTAACCCAACCAGATGTTACAGCAATAATAACAGGATCATTTTCATCATTCGCAGAAACGTCTACTAGCGCATCATTTGCTACTACGGCGTCATATGCAATCAATGCTGGTAATGGCAGCGGCACTGCTCGGTTTATCCGTCCAACTGAGCGATATACAGTAAAATCTTCTCAGCAGGCATATATATATGATATGTATATTTATGGCACATTAGATATTGAAAGCGGCTCAATGACATTACCCTTTGGAAATACTACTATTTCAAATCACGGGACTCTTATATTCACAGATCACATCTATAACATGGGGATCATAGAAAATAAGGGTATTATACAACTACTCTAGGAACATTCTATGGCGCAACTTAACCAAAAATTAACCTCTGGCTCCGACGTAACGTTACCTGTCGTAGATCAACTTGCCATGTATTTTGATCAAAATAATAAGGTTGCGTTTAAGAATGTTAATGGAGATATTATTCCATTAATTGGTGCGCAAGCGGTGTTAAGTATATCCGCATCGTTTGCACAAACAGCTTCGCGTGCATTAAATGTTGACTATGCAAATGTAAGTAATAAACCCACATTAGTATCAGCATCATCACAAGTATCATACACGGAACTGAGCAATATTCCTGTTGGAATCCTTTCAAGCTCTGAACAAATTAGTAATTTAG